AACCAGCCGTAGCGCTATCGGTTGCATCAACAATATGCTTCGTCTTATCCAGCGAAGTCTTCACAGCGGCAGCCGCTTTACCAGTGGCAGGATCAACACCATGGAAAGCAATCAGATCCACGGCGCGACCAATCGAAGCACCCAGGGCCGGGGAAATCAGATCCTGAAGCACACCCAGACGGTAATCGGCGTCAGCCCACATAAACTCGTCCGAGACGCGCTGCTGAGTCACAACCTTGATAGGCTGAGCAGTAAACGCCGAAACATCCACCGATGCGGAAGGCTTAACCTCGCCCTCACCAACAATCTTAGCGCGAGGAACACCACTAAACACGGCACCCTTCACAGGCCCGAAAATAGTCGGCTGCTCCGGCGACAGCTTAGCCAAAACACCAGAATCGATAGCACGGTCACGAACCGCACCAATCATAGAACCAGGAAGCTCAAGCTTCCCTGCAGAAAGAAAATCGTCAGCCATCACAAATCATCTCCTAGAATTATTGACAAGAGCATCCACAAACGCGACACCCTCACGTCGTTTAACATCATCAACGGGGGCACTCCCCGCAAGACGGCGCACACCCGCGCCACCACTACTATGGTCGATCAAACCCTTCAAAGCTTTCGCAGACTCGGCAAGCGACTCCTTATCGCCACCCGACAAGAAAGCGATCGCATCACTGGACAGACCACACTCGGCGGCCACCTCGCGCTTCACACCCTCAAGAACAAACTCATTAACCCTAACCTCGAGTTCCTCATTCTTGCGGCGAAGCTCATCAATCACAGACACCGAATCACCATCCGATGCGCGAAGCTTCTCCAACTCGGCGAAATTACTTTTAGCACGAGACTCCCACTTACGGGCCTCCGCCTTCCAATCAGTCCCCGGCGATTTACCCTCGCCTTCATTCTTCAACTGATTGTCGGCTACCTCCTGCCCGCCATCGTCTTTTACTGTATCAACAATGCCGTTATCCTTTCCGGACTCCACAACATCATTGTCAACATTCTGTTCCTCAACACTCTGATCGGCCATAGCCTAACCCTACACTCCTTGCGGAAAACAACACAACATTGTTGACCCCCGTGCGGGAGACAACCCTGTGCACCGATAACCGGCGGCACACAACCGGAAACCACATCAAATTATCGCATATCGCCAACAGTACGCATAGCCTTCAAAATATTGCCAGGCGACTGCTGCAACCCGTGATCATCAACCCATTCACGAGCCTTCTCATAAACCCGCTGATATGCGGTGTCCGCAGAGCTGAGCTCCCAACGCCCAACAACCTCAACCACCGTACACCCGCAATGATCATGATACTTCGAACCAAGCGGACGCTTACTACCACGCTTATGACGCCGCGTATGTCCAGTAGTGAGTGCCCTTTCCTTAGTCGTATAATCCGACCTCGTAGCCAACATGGCACAAAAAGCACACGGATCACCATCAGTCACCCGACGCCACGACCTACCCTGCGCACCCGCAGACCACTCAACCGTGTCACGGCCAGCATTCATGACAGCCCGATTGACACCCGCCGCCATAGCATCAATAGTATCATTCGCCCTATCCGGGTCACTATTCATAATCTTCATAGTCGAAAACGACCTAGCCAAAGCCGCAGCAGCATCAAACTCGTCATACACGATCAAACCAGGATCGACACCGTTCAACCGGCGAAAATCTTGCACAAATTTGGCTGCCATAGCTGCTGAACCGTCATGGCCGGCACGCTCCAACTCCACGCACAAACGCACATACTGTGTGTCACTCATCTTCCCGGAATGCCACAAACGACCCAACTCGGCATAATAGCCCGCATACTTCCCAGCAAACCTGATCGCCTCACGCTGATACCCGGTAGCAGCCAACCTTGACACAACACCCGAAGCCATCGCCTATCATACCTCGTTCGTCTGCCGGGAAATCGCCCCAGCAAGCGCCGCCAACGGGTCAGACGACTCAGCACGATGCCGCATCACAGCCTCAACCTGCACATCATCAAGCCCCAACATCTCCAACACCGTCCGAGAATCCGCAGGCAAAATACCGGCACCAACAAGCTTCGTCACAGCATCCGCCGTAGCAGCCCGAGTAGGGGTTGAAGCATCACGCCACCTCAAACCCACATCACCGAAAAACGCGGCCTCATCAACACTCGAATCAAGCGCCTTAGCAGCCAGGAAACCAACCGACAGCCAACCCTGACCAAACGACGTTTGACGCCGCTCAGCACGCTTCACAAGCCGAGATTCCTCGGCAGCCAAAGCCTCCCCACTAGGTGGGTTAGACGTGATAAACCCGAAATAGCGTTCCGGAACAGCCGCCTCACCCGCAGTCAACTGCGCCAACAGCCGCATCTGATCCGAATACGGTGTAGGCGAATTCACAGGAAACGACCCAACATTCGGGGTATCACCGTCATCATCCTTATCCACAGCCCACACAGAAGCCATAGACAGGACCCAGCCAGGCTGCGAAAACTCGTCAGCCGACACACCAGTCACCCAACGCTGAGGATACGCATAAAAATCACGATTCACAGACTGCCCCAACAGTGTGCGCACAGCCTCATCCGTGTAAGCACGAATCGACCGGGTAATCTCCGAACGCCCATCAATACGCGACGTCCTACGCCGATTCACAATCGGCACCAACGGAACCGCACCCAACACATTCTCAATACGGCCCGTCTCAACCCACTCGCGAGACCCCCGCCGCTCCACCTGAACAATCACATCGGGCAGCAACAACTCCGCCTCAACAACCTCAGAATCACACGTCTGCTGCACCACCAAACCCGCATCCAGACGAGACCCGTCAGCCGAAAACCGGCCAGTACAATTCTTCGGCGACTGAGGACGAACCAACACCGACCCATCCTCTTGGGGAATAACAGCCACAAACGACAAACCAAAAATCAGCGCATCCAAATGCACATCACACGACGCCGTAGCAAGCCGATTCGCAGCATACACACCATCCAAGCCGTAGCCGTCACCATTCGTCCAGCCAAGCCAATCCAGACGCTCCTCCAAAGCATCCACAGCTATACCAGGCCACGACACCACCGTCTGCACACGCTGCAACTCCGGAGGAATAGCCACCCCCAAATCACGCACCCGGCTCGAGCCCTCATAGTAGCCCTCAATGCGACAATGCCACGAAGACAACCTTTGGATACGATCGTACATGCCCTCAATCAGAGCCAACTCATCCGAGTTCATACCACAGACACCCGCTTCCTGCCACTACGCTCACGCCGCCTAGCTTTCACCATCTTCGCACCAAGATACGCCAAAGACACCGCCTCCAAAGGAACCTCACTGCCGTCCTTAAACGAGGAACCCCAACCCCACGCAGAGCCTTTCTTTTTCTGAACCGCCGACCTCACAGCAATATCCAACATGTCACGGCGAGAATCAGCACGAGGATGAGAAACACTCCCGGAACGAATAGCCTCCAAAAACGCCTGACAAGCCTCCACATACACCCCAGTATCGGCAACCACAACACCACGACCCGGAACACCACGATCCGTCAACGCCTTCTGCAAAAGCACAGCACCAGACCCGGCAACCATAATCTTTTCAGTGCCACCCCAACGAACCGCAAGCCAATCAGCCAACCGGCCCACACCATCAACAATCGTCCCCGACAGGCCATCAATAACCTCAACATGAACCCCAGCATCAGTCTTGCCGGCACCCGCCAAAGCAACCCGATCCCCAGAACGAGAAAAAGACACCCCAAACACTTTCCCGCCAACCAGACTCGCCTCATCCACAGCAGACTGAGCCCACTTATCCGCCGGAATCACAGACATAGCAGACTGGCCACGATCCCACCAGCCAAGCCGCTCCCGAGCAAACCCGGCAGCAGACATCGACTCATGCTCATCCGACACAGTCCCAAAATTCAGACGACGACCCAGCGCAGGATTCGTATCCCCCGCCAACTTCCGCCACAACCTCGATAGATCATCCGGATCAGACTCGTCAGGAATCGAAAACTCCGTCCACGCAATCCTCTTACCACCAGACAAAGCCTGCCCACGAAGACGCAACACCACGCTACCGTCCGCCAACGGCCCCGGAGGAGTCCCCAAAAAAATCTGCTGCGGATCACCCGAAGGAGCCGCAGACACCGTAGGAAGCAAAGCCTCCAACTGCTCATCCGACAACTCCTGAGCCTCATCACACACCAAATCATCAACCGTAAACCCACGAGCAGAACCACGAGAACGGGCCACAAACTCCACCGAACCCCAACCCGGACAACCACACTTACGCTCAAACGTGGCACAATCCGGATGATGCAACACAATAGCCTCCTGACCATTCGTCGCCCGAATCGACTTCACCATACGATACAAATCAGGAAACTGCCGCTCATTCTCAAAAAACGACCTCAACCGCATAAACGCCTTACGAGCCGACTTCAACTCGTGAGCCGTATGCAAAATACGGCGACCCTGAATAGTCGCCTTAAACAACTCCACAACCTCAAGGATCGCATTCTTGCCATTCTGGCGAGGCACAAACACCCCACACACACCCGAAGCAAGCCTGCCATTACCACCGACAGCCAGCCAATCATCCAACACCTGCTGCTGCCACGGATCAGGCGTCAACCCATACGCACGACCCAACTCCCCAGCATCACCGCCAGCAGACACCGAATACGCCGCAGCCACACGATGACGAGGAACCTGAGACCCAACAACACCAGACACCTAATCAGGCCCCCCTACGCTTCCTATACCGGTCAATCATCGCCACCGCAGACCCCCCACCACGGCCACCAGACGCCACATCAACCGAATACCGATCCAACATACCCATAAACGCCTTCACATGGGCCCGCAAAGAAGCCACCAAATCAGCGCGACCCTCACGCCACACCACATCATGAATCACCGCAGCATCCAACAAAAACAGCCACTCCTCATCAGACACGTACGATGCACGGCTATCCTCACCCCACACACGCCACCAACGACGCGTCTCCCCACACCACTCACGACTATCAGGAAGCTCAGGCTGCACAACACTCACCACCAACACAAAAAGTCGACAAACAGACAAATCCACAAAAGGGAGGTATTTCACT